TCCCTCGTGGAAGGGCAACCTACTGCTCAACGGCGTCGAATACCAAGTCGCGCTGTGGCGCAAGCAAGGCGCTAAGGGCGAGTTCTTGGCCGGCAACGTGCAGGTCAAGCAGCAGACCGCAGAGCGTCCAGCACCAGCGCAGTCGTACAGTCGCAACGAATCAAACGATCTACCATTTTGAAATTCGGCAGCGTTTGTTCAGGCATTGAAGCTGCTTCAGTCGCGTTTGAGCCATTGGGATTTACAGCCCAGTGGTTCAGCGAGATTGAACACTTCCCTTCAGAAGTTCTGAAGTACAGATACCCCACTGTACCAAATTTGGGGGATATGACTAAACTAACAGAAAATGAAACATTCAGAGCCAGTTCAATTGACCTTTTGGTCGGAGGAACACCCTGCCAGTCCTTCAGCGTGGCTGGCCTTCGAGGAGGACTTGCTGACCCACGAGGAAACCTTATGCTCACCTTTCTCTCATTGGCTGACGCAAAAAAGCCAAGGTGGATTGTCTGGGAAAACGTCCCCGGTGTGCTGTCAAGTAACGGAGGAAAGGATTTTGGCACCTTCCTCGGGGCGTTGGGGGAACTCGGGTATGGGTTCGCCTACCGGGTTCTTGACGCTCAACACTTCGGAGTCGCACAAAGACGCAGAAGAGTGTTTGTTGTCGGATACCTTGGAGATTGGCGAGTTGCCGCAGCGGTACTATTTGAGCGCGAAAGCCTGCAAGGGAATCCTAAACCGAGCAGAAAAAAGAGGGAAGAAGTTACCCCCGATGCTGAAGGAGGCGTTGGAGAAGCAAGCGATTCCCAGCCGATAGCCTTCAAGGTTCGTGGTGGTTGCGAAGGTGGAGGTAAAGGATACCTCGGTCAAGAGGAGCGAGCCTTTACGATTAGCGCAACGCAAGATCAGCAGATTGCCCAACCATTTCGTAAGGTAAGAAGAGCTCAAAGCGATAGCGACTTTGAAACTTGGGAGAAAGATGAAACCGCTAATACTCTTAACTGCTTTGATGTTGGGGATGTACGAAGCACGAATGTTGTTGCCCAACCGATAGCCGTGGATGTTTACAATCAATCCATTAATGGGCAAACAAGTGCAACAATAACCGAGGCGGTTGGAGGAACAAATACTTCGGGGCCAAAAGTTATGCAGGCTGCTGGATTTTTACCAACACAAGGAAGTGCGGCAAAAGGAATCGGATATGAAATTGAACAAGCACCTACGTTAAGGGCTGGTTGTGATAATTATGGTTTACATCATCCACCAATGGCCATCCGCAGATTAACACCCAAAGAGTGCGAACGCTTGCAGGGATTTCCCGATGATTGGACGAAGATTCCCTACCGCAACAAGTCTGCTGACCAATGCCCAGATGGTCCAAGGTACAAGGCTTGTGGCAACTCAATGGCGGTCCCGGTGATGCGCTGGATAGGCAAGAGAATTCAACTAATCGACACAATAATCAACTAACCTATGACAACAAACTTCCGTAGTGACCTTGGCTTAAAGCTAAGCCTGCAAATCGATGGCAAGCGCATCAGCATTGAAAGTGACGACAGCGAACTCACTGCTACTGAACTGGTGCAATTATTTTACGACCTTGCGATTGCCGCAACGTACATGGACAACTCGGTCATTGACGCAATGCGTAAAGTTGCAGATGAACACGACCTGCGAGGTCGCAATATGACTTAATGTTTTGCGGCTTTGTGAAGTTGCTTAAATAATTAAATATGGAAAATTACAGATTGATACAATTTTGCAAAGCCGCTGTTAGCGGTAGGTTCGTACCTATTCGTTATTACTTAATAGAGTTTTTCTGTTGGGTAATTTGCGGAATTGATTTTTACAAAAATTATCAAAGGTTCTATAAACGAACTTACCGCTAATGTTGTATATTTGTGATAGAGTTTACCAGCGAGGTCGTAGCCGCTTGTGAACGTAAGCAAAGCCTATTGGCCTGCCCCGACTGCTACGACCAGTCGGGGCTTTTTTTTCTACAATAACCAAAAACATTATGACAAAAAAAGAATTAACCGAAAAGTGCAGAGCAATTGCCAGTGCGTACGACTTTAATGAAGTAATTAATAATCAAGAACATTTTGAGTTTTTACTGAACCTTTTTAGCTGCCATACTGAATGGGAACTAAAAAAAGGATGCGGTATAAAAAGTATTGCTATTAAAAAAGACATGTATGGCAAAAAATACTTCTTCCTAAACAGGATAGATGGTTCAGGAACTGACATAAGCTACGTTCATTGCATAAGCGCCAGAACTCCACTGATGCAAATTAAAATGGCTTGCAGATATGCAATACGCAGTATAATTCAGAAGTACAAAGAAGAAAACGTACAATACAACGTAAGCACCTGCCCTATTACTGGTGAAATATTGACCAGAGACAACACTCACATAGATCACTATGATTTAAGTTTTCAACAAATGTTTGAATTATGGATGCAAGATAAATGCATTGATGATTTGTATAGAAAAATCAATAGACATGAAGACAAATGTCTAATTACGCTTTTTACATGCACTGATACTAATTCTGATTTTGTTGAATTTCACAACAAACATTGCAAGCTAAGAGCAGTTACAAAAACCGCTAATCTTTCAATTTTAAGGTCATGAAACACGGATTTGTATTCTACCGCAGCTGGTACGAAGCCATCGAAGAACTCCCCGATGAAATCATGCTGGAGCTATTTAAGGCCATCACATTCTACGGCCTCAACCAAGAGGAACCAGCGGAGATCACACCGCTTGCACGGTCATACTGGAAGCTAATTAAGCCGATTATTGAAGCAAACAACAAGCGATACGACAACGGCAAGAAAGCAAAGCAGAAGCAAAACGGAAGCAAAACGGAAGCAAACGACAAGCAAGACGGAAGCGTAAGAATTAAAGAATTAAAGAATGAAAGAATTAAGGAATTAACGAATGAAAGAATTGAAGAGTTAAAGAATTACAGAATTGAAGAAGATGAAGCCGCCGTCGAATTATTTGCCGTTCAAATGAAAACAACGAAAGAGGAAATCGTACGGCTCATGCTTTACTTTGAAAACTACCTCAAGTCAATCGATAAGCAACACCCAAACGTCACCGAGTACAAGCGCCACTTCAGCAACTGGGTGCGACACCAAGACGTCAAGCCTCTACCCAAGAAGCAAGCGTGGGAAGACCCGATCGCCTACGAAAACGAAGTCCGCCGCAAGCTTGGTAAACCTCCAGTACAATGAGCGACACGACAATCATAGGCATAATGATGCAAGACCGCAACGCACTCGCGGAGGGGATTGCGTTCATTGAAAACAAGGTCGACTTCTTCGACGACAGCCTCATGCAGCAACTGTTTCAGGTGATGCAACAGCTATACATCGACAACAAGCCAGTCGACATCATGACGCTGGCGATTGCCTGCAAGAAGGACCAGCGCTTCCCGAAAGACATGGCGTTACGCCTCACTGAGATCGACATGAAGGCGGCAGGCCACGCGCACCTGACAACACACCTTGTGGATCACTGCGAGGACTGGGTGAAGCGCAAGTTGCGACAGGCACTACTTGACGCCAATGAACACCTGAAGCAAAATGTTATGTCATCGCTGGAGGTAATGCAACTACACACCTCGAACCTCGAAGCGCTCGACGCTATGCTAACCGGCAACCAGCTGCCAACGCTGAAGCGCACGGCCTCGGCAGTCATGCAGAAGGTCATGGATAAGCGCGAGGGAAGGTCAGAAGCAGGCATCAGCACCGGCTACTCATCCGTTGACAACGTACTGGGCTACCTGATGCCATCGACGCTAAACATCATAGCCGCGCGGCCTGCCATGGGCAAGACCGCGTTCAGCCTGTCGCTGGCCGTCAACATGGCGAAGGCAGGAAAGCGTGTGTTGTTCCTGTCTCTGGAGATGAGCGACGAAGAGCTGGTCGTGCGTATGCTTTCGCAACTGGCAGAAGTTCACAACACCATGATTTTGAAGACACCGGCGCGCCTTTCTGACCAACAGGTCGACAAACTCTTCAAGACCTGTGACGTGATAGCCAAGCTGCCGATGACCGTAGTTGATGACGGCGACATGCGCATAGGTAAAATCAAAAGCTACATCCAGCGCACCAACGCCGAGGTCGTGTTCGTCGACTACCTGCAGATCATAACGCCGTCAATACCTGCGCACATCGCTAACCAGAACCAGTTCTTTGAAGACCTAACCCGCGACCTGAAGATCATAGCCAAGGCACACAGGCTGCCGATGGTCGTGATGAGCCAGCTATCACGCGCCAATGAAAGCCGGGCTAACAAGCGTCCGATGCTTTCAGACCTGCGCAGCAGCGGAGGCATCGAGCAGAACGCTGACACCGTCACCTTTCTTCACAGGCCGAAATACTACGACAAAGAGCTTGAGGATGACAGCACCGAGATCATAATCGCCAAGAACCGCAACGGCATGGTCGGTGAATGTAAACTGAAATTCATCGATATTTACACAACCTTCGCCGAGGTTCAATCGGTTTATCAGTACCCGCGCAATCAGTTCTATCAATCCGAAGACAAAGATGGCATCCCATTCTGAAGCGAACCTGCAGAAAGCCTGCTTTAAGCTATTCTGCAAACTCAAGCCGCGTGAATACGGCTTACTTTACCTCAACCACAACAACGCCGCCAATGCGATACAGGGCTCAATCCTGAAAGGGATGGGCATGGTCGCAGGTGTTGCTGATATGACGTACCTAAGCAACCCGGTCACCTTCCTTGAGTTTAAGGTCGCCAAGGGTAGGCAGAGCGACGCGCAGAAGCAATGGCAGCAGCTGGTAGAAAGCCACGGCTTTCGATACGAGATAATAAGGTCGCAGGCGGAGTTCTGCCGCGCGGTAGGCATCGACTTAACTGGAGCATAACCCACCAACCAATGAACAGACAAAAGGAATTCTACTACTACGCCGAACAAGTGACCAAGCACACTAAGATCGGATTGCGTCAGATGCAAAGCCAAGACCGCCACCGCGACATCACCGAATCGCGCCAGTGCCTGATGTACCTGCTCAAGTTCAAAATGAAGCTGACGCTGATGGAGGCGGGCGAACTGATGCGCCGCCACTACTCAACGGTGCAACATGCGCTTCAAGTCATCCAAGACATCCAGCGTTATCAGGGCAAGTACCTGTGGCTCGACAAAGTGAGGCCGTACCAAACTCACAACATTATGCCAAAAAATACTCTCTATCTTTGCGACCAATGTGGAAGCACGTCAAATCATTGCTAAACTTGTTAGCACCGGCACACTGGCTCAGATTGCGACGAACATCGCACCACCGCGATACGCAAAAGACCTGGAGCAA